TTGCAAGAGAAGTCGCGTATAAGGATGAAAATGGAGAGTATATGAATGTTAAGACTCATACATTCGATGATGCTTTTGCTTCTCCTACCTTAAAAGAAATAAGAGATGCTTTTAAAAATAATATTAAGCATCCAGGTTGTTCTGATTGTTGGCAAGAAGAAGCATTAGGTAAAAAAAGTAAAAGATTAAGAGATAACGATAAAACTAAATTAGATAAAGTTACTTATAATAAACCTCATTCATTAGAACTTAATTTAGGTAATATCTGTAACCTTGCTTGTAGAATGTGTTATTTAGGAGCTTCAATGAATTGGAAAAAAGAAGTTAACTTAGTTAGAGATCCTGATGAGCAATGGGACCAGGAAAAAGTAAATTCAATTGCTAAAGAACATAATAATTCTTTTACTGACGATAGTATTATATGGGAACAGCTCCATAAAAATATGAAATATGTTAAATGGATAGATACTTACGGTGGAGAGCCTATGATGATGAAAAAGCAATGGGATGCTTTACGTTATAGTGTAGAACAAGGATATGCTAAAGAACAGTATATCCATTTTAATACTAACGGTACTATATTTAAACCTGAGTATGTAGATATTTTAAAACACTTTAAAAAAGTAGATATATCTTTCAGTATAGACGGCACTGAAAAGTACTTTGAATACATAAGATACCCAGCTAAATGGAGTGATGCAGAAAATACTATGGATACTTGGTTGGAAAATACAAAAGAATTTACTAACTTTGAATTTGACCTCTGTTTTACTTTTCAAATACTAAATGTACTTGATTATGGTAAGACAGCGGCATGGGCTAAAGATAGAGGAATTAGAATTTATAGAAATGCAGTATATGCTCCAAAATATTATAATGCTACAAATATAGCAGAGGAGTTAAAACCTGCAGTTATAGAAAAAATTAGATCTATACCAGTTAAGTATCCTGAAATTAGAGAAGAATGGGAAGAGATAATAAACCATATTAACTTTAAAGAAGGAGAACCTGATGCATGGAGAAGATTTAAGACTTATAATAAAAATTTAGATAAATCTAGAAATCAATCTTTTGAGGAATTATTCCCAGAGGAAACTAAGTTGTATAAAATAGTTATTTAATGGACGCTATATTTACCTGGAAAAATTTAAGTACTGCAAAGGAGTTGCAAAGTACATTTTTTTGGCATTACGCTAAAATTAGTGTACAAACTGCTTCTAAATATCATAAAACTATTTTATATACTGATACGAAAGGGGCAAAACAGTTTAAAAATAATGGAATAGGATTTGATGAAGTAGTAATCTTAAAAGAAATAGAAGATATAACAGGTAGTTTAATTTGTATACCTAAAATATACACTATGCTTCAAAGAACTCAACCTTACGTTCATTTAGACTTTGATATCTTTACAAATAGAGAATACCATACATATGAACCAATAGCTTTTGGGTACCCCGAAGTTAATTTAAAAAAATATTTCGGTCTTACTGAATTAAGGTATTTAAACGATAACTATCTAAATGCTTATGAAAAAGAATTTTATATGTACTTCGATGGTAAAAACTGGGATTGGAGATTAATACCTAATTTTGGCGTCTTTATAGTTAATAATCCTTCTTTAGTTAAAGATATATTTTCTAGAATATTAAAAAAGATAGAAAGATTCGAACCAAGTTCTAGTACTAAACATGAATATGCTTCATTTATAGAGCAATTTTTATTTATGCGGTATGTTGAAGAGTTTGATATAGATTATGAATTTATATACGATAAGTCACCTTTTACGTTTAAAGATAGCAACTTCGTATATGTAAAAGATAAAATGATTAATGTAAGTTATAAATCAGGTATAAGTACGCATTTGAATACTTTAAAGTTTGCACACTTTCATGGTTATAGAAAATTTCCTACATTTAGCAATACGATAATTAAAAAATTAATAACAAAAGAAAACCCAATATAAAATGGCAAAAAAAGAAGAACAAAAAAAATCAATACCTTTAGAAGAGCAAGAGATTACTAATCTACAGATTATACAGAACCGTAAGACTGCTTTAAGAAATGAATTAGCTGAAATAGGTTTAGCTGAATTAGCTTTAGAGAACAGAAAAGATAGCGCCAAGCTATTTAATAATAAGACCATCGAGATGGGATCTCAAGTAGGTAAGGCACTAGAGGAAAAGTACGGCAAAGGAATGCTTGATCTTGACAAAAAAGTTTTCGTCCCACAGGATTAGGTTTACGCTAAATTTACTCTATTTATTATTGTACCCTAAACGTAAATATAGATTAGTGTTTTAGGTATAATGACGATATTTATAAGAGTACTCAATAATATAATTTTCAAAACATGGCAGAAACATTAATTTCCCCAGGCGTATTAGCGAGAGAAAATGACATTTCTTTTATCGCACCAGCAGCTATTGAAGCAGGGGCAGCAATTTTGGGACCTACTGTAAAAGGACCTGTTGAAGAGCCAGTCAAAGTAACTTCATACGGACAGTATCAAAATATATTTGGTACAGTATTTACTTCTGGATCTACAAAACAAGAATTTCTTACTTCTATTGCTGTTAAATCTTACTTTAACCAAGGTGGTACTTCAATGCTTGTAACTAGAGTTGTTACAGGTTCATTTGGCGTTGCTAGTAACTCAACAATCTCAGCAGCAGATTCAGGTACAGCACCATTTACATTAGCTACTTTAGGTAAAGGAGCAATCTTTAATAACATCACAGGATCTACTTACAATGAAGTAGGATACGACGAAAATAGTGATGGTTCTTTAGTATCAGGTTCTTCTGATAACTTAAGATGGGAGATTGTTAATCAAGATACTGCAGCTGGAACATTCGGTCTATTAATTAGACGTGGGGATGATAACTCAAAGAACAAAATTATCTTAGAAACTTGGAACGATTTATCATTAGATCCAAATTCTGAGAACTATATCGAATCTGTTATCGGTAATCAAAGCAAGTCAAAAGCTGTAGATAACGGACAGTATTATATTACAACTACTGGTGAATATGTAAACAGATCTAAATACATTAGAGTATCTGGTGTAGCAAGACAAACATTAGACTATGTAGGTAATGATGGATTAACAGTTGGTACTGACGAATCAGGAAATTCATTCTCTGGATCTCTTCCAAGTAACCAATCAGGTTCATTCCACGGAGGTACTGGTAATAATGTAGTAGGTGGAAGCACGAGAGACAAATACTTCGGTGACATTAACGGAACAGATACACAAGGTTTAACAGGAGCTTGTTATGCAGATGCAATTTCAATCTTAGGAAATCAAGACGAGTACGTTTATAATATAATTTCTGCCCCAGGATTGATTTATGAATTTGGAGATCACAAGACTCAGATAGACTCAATTATCTCTACAGCTGAAAGTAGAGGAGATTGTATCGCTGTTATTGATGTACAGAATTATGGCGCAACAGTAGCTAACGTAACAGGAACTGCAGCAACATTAAACAGTTCTTATACTGCTACTTACTGGCCATGGTTACAAACTTTATCATCTAATGGAAAAACAGTATGGATTCCAGCATCAGTAATTATACCAGGAGTATATGCATTTACTGATAGTGCAGCAGCACCATGGTTCGCTCCAGCTGGTTTAACTAGAGGTGGTTTAGGAGACGTAATTCAAGCAGAAAGAAAACTTACAAGATCTCAAAGAGATACTTTATACAACGCAAATGTTAACCCAATTGCAACATTCCCAGGAAGTGGAATCTCAGTATTTGGTCAGAAAACATTGCAAAAGAAAAAATCTGCTCTAGATAGAGTAAATGTTAGAAGATTGTTAATTGATCTTAAGAAATTCTTAGGAGATACAGCTAAGCAATTAGTATTCGAACAAAATACTATCGCAACTAGAAATAGTTTCTTAGCTACAGTTAACCCTTACTTAGAATCAGTAGTACAAAGACAAGGTCTTTATGCATACAGAGTAGTAATGGATGACACAAACAATACTCCTGACACGATTGATAGAAACCAGTTAATCGGGCAAGTATTCATTCAACCAGCTAAAACAGTTGAATTCGTAGTACTAGACTTTACAATCGAGCCAACAGGCGCAACTTTTGGAGCATAATTTAATTTGTAGATATTTATAATAAAGAAAACATAAAATGGCAGTACTAGATCCTAACGAAATAATGTTTAGAGCCTTTGAGCCGAAGGTACAGAATAGATTTATCATGTATGTTGATGCTATTCCATCCTTCATGATCAAAAACGTAACGGCTCCTTCTTTCACTGATGAAGAAGTTAAACTAGATCATATGAATACTTACCGAAAAATCAGAGGTAAGAGAAATTGGGAAAATATGGATATGACTCTATATGATCCAATAACACCTTCTGGAGCTCAAGCGGTAATGGACTGGGCAAGACTTTCTTATGAGTCTGTAACAGGAAGAGCAGGGTATTCTGATTTCTATAAAAAAGACTTAACTTTAAACGTATTAGGACCTGTAGGTGACGTAGTAAGTGAGTGGGTAATCAAAGGTGCATTCATAGTAAATATGGCACAAGGATCATTTGATTGGGCTACTTCTGACGTTGCTGAGCTAACAGTAACTGTAGCGATGGATTACTGCGTATTAAATTATTAATTAGGAATTACCGTAGGAAAAATAGCTCGATTTTATCGGGCTTTTTTTTTAGTTATATATGAAATTAGTTTGGACTTATAGTGATAGGTTTAAAAAAGGTAAACCTAATAAAAATACCGTAGCTACTCACGAATATATTCAATTTCTTTTTAGAAAAGCAATTAAAGAAGCTCCTTCTTCTTATCAAAAAGTAGTATTTACTGATGACTATAACTTTTCTCTCTTTAAAGACCTAGACGTAGAATTAATCCCAGCACCAAAAAAAGACTTTATATTTTTAGATGATTTAAAATTTGATGCTGCTGAAATAATAGATGGAGAGTTTATTATATCTGACGGAGATCTTTTTATAAAAGAAGAATTATTTATTCTTTCAAATTATAAAGTAGGTTTTGAGGTAAAGGTGGACTGTAAACCTTGTTTAGATTCTAAAATATTAATGCAAAAAGAAGGTATAGGTGATATATTACCGTATTGGAAAGGTAACAATAGTTTTATTAATAATTTAGGGTTAATG